AAGCAAATTTTCAGACTTCCAAAAGGTGTTGACTTTGTAGAAACTGATCAGCCCTACATTAACCTCCGAATCCTAAATGATAAGGTCGAGATGCATGACTTGCACTACGACTTTAATCGTATGGATATTCTTGATAAGTTCTGTGGCATTTCTCGCCTAAATTCTTATATTGTCCACTATGCTGGCGCTCCAAAGGATGTCCAAATGGGCGTTATTCTTAAGGATATCGACCAATGGGAAAGGGATAAAGAAGAGGGCTACAAGTACAAGCGTAATATCTTGATTTCTGTTACTGCTGGAATGGGCGATCAACTTTGCTCAGAGCCCGCTATCCGATACACTCAAAAAATGTATCCTGATGCAAATATTACTGTAGTGTCGCATTTCCCGCGCTTGTTTGAGCATCTTAGCTGCCCAGTAATGACTTACGATCAGTGGAAGGGGATCAATGATGCTTTGCTTACAATGTATACTTGTCCAGAAGACGAGCATTCGGAGCACAAGATGTCTCACGTTCTCTTCCATCCTACCGATTTCGCTTCAATGTCCATGATTAAGCGAACAATCCCAAACAACGACAAAACAATTCAATTAAAATTGGACGCCGAGGATGTTTCTTATGTTATTGATTTGTTCAAGGACAAAGATCCTAAGAAACCTGTTGTTGTGGTTCATGCTGGCAAGTGGTGGCCTTCAAAGACCTTGCCCCTTGATTGGTGGCAGCAGATCGTGAATAAGCTTTCAGAGAAGCTGACTGTTGTTCTCATTGGTAAGACTATTGATGAGAAGCAAGGTTATCTCCCTGTACAAATTCCACAAGGCGGCTATGATCTGAGAGACCTCACAACTCTTGGTCAGCTTTTTGCCCTTATTTCGCTATCAAGATGCTTGGTCACTAACGATTCCTCGCCCCTGCATATCGCGGGCGCGTTTGATAACTGGATCGTGACATTCCCAACTTGCAAGCACGAAGACCATATCCTGCCATTCCGCAATGGAACTCAAGCTTATAAGACCAAGGCTCTACGTAAGGACCTTCTCCTAGACGACCTTGAGATTCGCCACACAGAGTTCAAGCACGACACTATTGACTTGATTCCAAAAGGGAAAACAGTCCTTGAGTATCTCCCAGAGGTCGATACTGTCGTTAAGGAAGTAATGGACATTTACGACAACAAGCGATGAACAAATTCAGTTCCTTCCGCCCGCTCATGCATGAGCATGAGTATAAATTCATTGAAAAGTTCCTAAATAAAAATGACACTTTGCTTGAGTTTGGTAGTGGCAATAGCACTATTTATTTTTCTGGAATTGTAAAGAAAGTAATTTCTATTGAGCATGACATTGATTGGGTAAATAGCCTAAATAAACTAATCAATGTTTATGACATCCAGAATATTGAATTGCTATATCAAGCAGCGCATTCTCCAGACCCAAAGCCTTGCAGATACGAGCAATTCAAGGACTATGTGCATCTACCAGCAAACAAAAACCTAAAGTTTACCAAGGCTTTAATTGACGGTAGAGCAAGAAAGTATTGCGCCAAATATCTCTGGGATATTATCGATGAAAATGTAGTGGTTTTTATTCATGACTTTAACCGCTCTGATTATCAAATGGCGCTAAAGTATTACGATATGATTGAGGTACTGACAGAGGGGCAAGGAATTGCCGCTCTAAAAAAGAAAAAAGAAGTCCCCAAAGAAGACTTCTATTACTAATAAAAAACCCCCGAATTTCTTCGGGGGTTTTTCTTTTAAGGGCTACTTAGTTTATAGTATGCTAGGGGTGTAAGCGGCGGTCTGTGTCCACACGAACACGCCGTTTGTGGTGTCTTGTGGGCTACCAATCTGAGTGGTGAAGGTGAGGTCAACACTCTTGTTATCGCCAATTGCGCTAGAATAATTTTCGCTGACAAGTTTAGCGCCTCTGATCTCATATACGATACGAGGTTCAGTACCAGCGCTACCAGGGGTCTTGAAGACGAAGGCGAGGGTCTTAGTAGTGTCTGCGTCAAGCAGGCTTGTGATAGACCCGCTGGTCTCCAGATCTGCAACGATTGCGCTCATATTGATAGTTACCTCTACAGGAAAGTCAATAACCTTAGTGAAGCCGAAACGGCTACCAAGACGCTCAAGTGTAGTACGACCAATTGGAATTTCAATTGAAACGTTTTGAATGTGAGCAGCAGTATTGTTGGCAGGAGAGCCTTCAACGCCTGTGGGCAGATCAACAATTATACCGTCTGTAACAATTACGGTAACGTCACCTGGGCGGAGGGCTGTAGTTCCAATACTTCCAGAAAGTGGAGGAGGAACAACAGAGGTGTTCTGGGAAGCGGTTCCAGCTTCTACGTTGATGCCGGGGCAGGTTCCAGAATTACCAGAGATAACATTAAGATTGAGTCCTTCAGCTGTAATCGATACAGTTGGCAGACCACCTACTGCGGCTTCTAAGCTGTAGTTGGTGATGTAGCCGTTGCCGATACCGATGGTTCTTGCGGAAGTCGCATTATAGATGCTTGAAGCAGAACCGTTTGCATCGTTACCTTCTGCGACCGAAAGAATATGGAAATTGCGTCCAGAAACGATACCAATGTTATTGGTGTTAACGGAAGAGTCAACAAGGCCGCTGATAAACGAAAGGGTGTTTGTGCCAGTACCTACAGTAAAGCCAAGACCTCTTTCGTTGGTGCCAGTACCGATATAGTAAGAAAAATCAAGATTTACAGTTGGAGCCTCGATTGAGATCTGGTCAATACGAGCAAGGTTGCCAAATTGGTTAACATCTTGACGATTGATAGTAAGGCCATAGTTGGCCGATTGAACGCGATGAAGCTGGGTAATGTTGCCCGATGGGTGATGTGCTGTTGGAACAAGGGTGCCGTCAGCGACATACAGCGCTTCTGATTGATAAATTACTCTTGTGCGTGCCATAAGTTTTTAGTTAAGAAGGTTTGAAATACTTTACATTTTTTTATCTAAAAATGGAATAATCAGGCTCTTGGGTAACGATATTTGACTACCTCGAAATCGATAAAGCCGATGTAAGGTTTCGCATTGCCACCTCTAGCGCGAGAATCTTTCAATTTTGAGCAAACAACTTCATCAATAAAAAAGTCATTTTGATTTGTGGGAGAGGAATCGTAGGAGTATGTTCCATTTTTAACATCTCCATACTCTGTCAGTGGATATCCAGTAAAATCTTTATATTTAAAACTGCTAGACTTAGAATCAGCAAAAATAGAGAGGACGCCATCAAGCTGATATGGGTTATCGGTAAAAACTACACACTTTACAAATGAACGACTCTCATCCTCACCGCCAAATGAGAATGGCGAATTATAAGTTGAGTCATTTGCAATAAAGACTGCTGGAGCAACTTGATCGTATGGAGGAATGTATTTCCCAGTCCAAGGAAACTTTTTATTAAAATCTAGATTATTATCTAAAATTAAATCGTCTTCGTTCTCGTTAGTTAGGTAAATATTAAAGTCTTTGACCGCAAAAGATCCAGTAACAGGAACTCCAGCAGAAACGCCGCTAATCAGGGCTCTGCCATTGATATAATCTATAATAACCCCATCGTTACGACCCTTAAAAACTCCCGACACATGAACGCCGCTAGGAATGCTTGCTCCAGTAATTGTGGAGTCGTATACAAACTGTTTGTAAGGAGTGCCGAAAGCTTTGTAAGTAGTTGATATTCTTGGATCTGCATAATAAGTGAAAGTGCCAGTTTGGTTGCTATAAGCCTCACCCTTTTCTAAAAGATAGTGGTCAAACCATAAAGCAAAAGATGTCGTTACATTATGTTGATATTGCGGTTTCATCTAATAGGTTTATCTTTTTTTCGAAGTTAGCTAATATAGCGCTAATGTATTTTACATTTTTAAATCTCGTTTTTCTTCTAATATTTTTACTTGTTTGAATAGCAGTATCTGATCTTGAATTAGGAAGCTCTTCTCTCAAGGTATAAAAATATTGACCAATGCCTGAGATTCCTGTTTCTATACCTTTGACCCAACTGCGGCCCGGAGCCCAAGGCATTGGAGAAACATCCCAGATGTCTTCTTTAGCTGGAATAAAAACATTCCATACTACCCCGCCATCAATTAGCCTTGAAAAATTAATGCTGCTTTTTTGAAATAATTCTGTTATTGGCGAAATTGGATCGTCTCCATTATAAAAACCAATATAAGAAAAGAGATTACCATAACCATCGAGAGTGCCGCTAATGTTTTGAGCCGTTGGACCAGCTTCGATTTCTTTCGTGACAGGGTGTCTAAGAAATTCATTGATAGTTTCTCTTTTGATCCTTTCAAAAGCTAGCAGCAGCCGTTTCTCAACGCTATTTCTTAATATCGGCGCTATGTCTCGATTGATTTTTTTGGCGACGTTTTGAGGGATTTTCGCCATAATTATTCATTAATTGGAGATAAAATAAAAGAATAATACCGTGGCCCAAACATTCCGTAAGGCTTTGAGTCGGAAGAGATTGCGTATCTACGGCCATCAAACTCTACTCTGCGAGCTTCTTTTAAAATAGAGTAGGCTGCTGCTGGAACTTTGATCTTAACGCTGCCAGCGGGATAGTCGATCTTCTGTTGGGTATCTGCTCCGGGTACTGGAGCTTTAGCCTGATCTAAATATTTAATCTTTGCCTGAAAGGTATTCTGTACAGTAGTGAATTCTTTGCTTTCTACCTGTGGAACATCCTTATCGTAAAAGTAATTATAGCTAGCTGAAGTAGAGATAACTGTTTCCTTTGGGTTTGAGTAAACAGTGATTTCTCTTGAGAAGGTATCAAACACATCGTCAATAACTTCATTAATAAAGTTTTTCTGTGCGTCTGAGAGGTAAGATGCCATATTTTACTTTACACTTTTTATATTAGATATAATATATAGTAAGGTAAAAGGTATGACGGGCAAGGACTATTTAAATGACAGGGTAAAGGTTAATACTTCTGATCTTTTCAAGCGTATGCTTGGGGTATTGGAGGATATTAAGCACGAACACGACCGACAATTCGGGATTTTATACTCTTCTGCACCCGATTCCTTTAAGCCAGTGGTCAAACAAGCTAACTATCTTGACGAAAGTCAGATGGCTTGGCTCAGAAAAAAAGTGCTGGATATGGGCAATGAATCTATCCGCAAAATGACAACTGAAATGGATTTAATCCGCATTGAATTTCATCATACATTTAAACAATGAAAGAACTATTCGACTTCACGGTCAAAATTAACAAAGAAGTAGAGAAGACCGAAACTCGCGAAGAGGACGGCAAGACCATCACTGTTACTAGCAAGGTAAAGGAGGATGTGCCTGTTCGTATCGTTTTCAAGCAGCCTTCTCGCCGCGACACTGAGGAGGCCGAAATTCAATTTAGCGTTGAAATGTCAAACTGCATCAAGAAGGGTATTTTGACAAAGGGAATGTTGGTTAAGAAGTACTCTGATACAGGCGGCATTTTTTCAGAGGATGACGATAAGCGTTTAACAGCAATGTATATTGATATGGCTAAGCTTCAGAGAGAGTATGTTGCCCTCGAAAATGGTAACGCTGAGGAAAAGCAAAAGGCGAATATCGTCTTGGAAAAGCTCGCCGCTACAAGAAAGGAAATGGTCGATCTTGAGTCTACCTATCTTAATCTGTTTAATAACACAGCGGATATTATCGCCCAAAATAATATCATCCGCTGGTTCTGCGTTAACCTCGCTTATAAGCAGGAAGAGAGCGGCAAGATTGAGCCGCTGTTCTTTGGCTCAACCTATGAGCAAAAGCTCGATAATATGAGAGATCTTGATGAGGCAGAAGATCCTCTGTATCAAGCAGCTTTTAGAAAGCTAGCTACATTTGTTTCTTTCTGGTACTTCAGCAAGAATGCCACAAAGGACGACTTTAAGAAGCTAGAGAAAGACCTTGAAGAAGGAAAGTATTAACGATACTGATTTATTCTTGGCGTTCTGCCAGATAGTTGAGGGTTGCTCTGAGAAGATCTTCTTGGGCAACCCTGTTTTTATTAAGCATATCGCTATTAAAGAGCGTGAGTTTTTTAATAAAAAATATAAAACCTATCTCGCGCACGCTATATCAAAAGGGTTACCTAAAGAGGAGGATGCGCTAAAAAAAGCGATAGATGAAGAGCTTTGGTCAGAAAAAGAAGATGATGATATTAGGGTTTCGGAGAGGTATATTGAAACTCTTAACATAACAAAAAAGAAAGTATTTAAAAAGCTCCAGATTCAAGAAATTGAAAAAACCTTGAAAGAAGAGAAGGAAAAGATTGCAAAGAAGCTTGCAGAAAAAAAGCAGATTTTAGGGAAAACTGCTGAAGACTATGCATCAAACAGAGCTAGCGACTATTTGATATACAGCTGCTTTTACAAAGACCGTGAATTGACTAAACTGTTGTTTTCCGAGGAAGAATTTGAAGAGATATCAACTAAAGAATTAGAAGAGTGTATTCTAGTATATAATAGTTATTTTAACGACATTTCTGACTTAACTATCCAGCATATAGCGCTTTCTGACTTTTTTCAGCCAAATTATCTTGTTCTGGACTATCCTAACGAGCTTTTTGGTAAACCGATGGTAAAACTTTCGGAAAATCAGGTAAGATTATTAATTTATTCCAAAATATTTAAAAATATATTTGAGACTATTGAGCACATTCCTGATGGAATTAAGAAAGATCCAGAGGCTCTATTGCAATACAAGGACAAGAGTCAGGCTCAAAAAGAGTTCGAAAGCAAGACTAGAAGCAAAAAAAAGGGTAATGTCGAGGGCGCCGAAATGGTTTTTGGAGCTACAAAGGAAGAGATTGGCAAAGATACTAAAACATTAAAGGATGTCATGAAAGATAAAACATCTCTTTCAATGGAAGACTTGATGAAATTGCACGATCAATAATATAAATTCTGTGTAAATAACCTCAAAGGTTAAAGGATGGCAAAAGGAATCACAGTACCTGTAGTCCAGTCGGGTTTAGAAGCTTCTATCGAAGCAGCTGCCAAGAAAGCTGGGCCGCTGAACCTTTCTGCTACAGTCGATCCTAGCTCATTCAAAAGACTTTCCCAACCGCTCGGAAGAGTAAGTGGTTTGGCTACAGAGTTTGAAAAGTCCATTGCCGCCTCAAATGCGCGCGTTATCGCATTCGGCGCTTCGGTAGGAATTATCAACGGTGTGCAAAATGCTTTTGCGTCGCTTGTTAAGACGACAATAGAGGTTGAAAAGAGCCTAGCAAATATTGCAGTGATCAGCGGCAAAACTACTGACCAGCTTCAGCCGTTTTCAAGAGCGCTTTTTGAAATCGCAAAGAATACCGCTCAATCGTTTCAGACTGCGTCTGAAGCTGCTTTAGAGTTTTCTAGACAAGGTTTAAGCCTTGAAGAGACGTTAAAGAGAACCCAAGACGCTCTTACTCTTACTCGTTTTACAAGCTTGAGTGCTGCTGAGGCGGTAGATGTATTGACTGCTGCGGCAAACTCTTTCGGCGCAACTGGAATCACGACTAGCGAAATTCTTAATAAACTCGTTGCGGTTGACACCAAGTTCGCAGTTTCCGCCGAAGACTTAGCCAAGGGCTTGTCCCGTGCAGGGTCGATTGCTCAGGAAGTTGGAGTTAACTTTGACGAGTTAAATGCTATCGTCACCATTGCGCAAGAAAGAACTGCTCGCGGTGGCGCGGTTATCGGTAACGCTTTCAAGACAATCTTTAGTAGAATTAGATCGGAGGAAACGATCCAAGCCCTACAAAGCATTGGTATTTACTCATTTGATGCGGAAGG